CCCGTCGCTGTCATCGTCCTCAGCCGACGACTCCGCTGCTAATGCCCCGCTGCTCCCCACTGGCGAAATAGGCGCAGGCTTGGGCGATGAGTTGGGAGCCGTCCGGGCCGAGCCAGTGCCCACAGCCTCTAGACGACCTTCGAGCTTTGCCACGGCCTTGACCAGTTCCCGTCCACGGAGGCCCACAAAGCGGACGTACTCCTCAGGGTTGGTCGCAAAGAAGTAGGTCAGCCGGGGCCCTACTTCTGATTCCAGAATTGCCTGTGAGAGTTCTACACCCAATCTCGGCAATTGTCCAGCGTTCACCGCATCATCAGACTTCTTCACGGCGGCATCGAAGTCCGGGTACAACTGTTTGGCCGCTCGGATGCCGGACTGGTAGTTGGTCCGTAACTGGCCTTCGTAATGCGCGATGTCCTGCTGTCGGCGCAGCCACGCGAACCGCGCATCGGTGCGAGCATCCTGATACTGCTCGAACGTCTTCCCGGCGTTGCTGGCATCCCCGAACCACTGCTCAATCGACGGGAAGGCGAAGTCCCCGGACGGGTCCGGGGCCGTTCGCCGGCTCATCGCATCGATCTTGGCCTGTAACGCCTCCATGCGCTCCTCGAGCGCGGACTTCTCCTGCTTGGCGGCTTCCGCTTCGCCCTTCAGGCGGGCGATCTTGCTGCCATAGCGTGTCTGGGGCGTCTGGGCGGCCTCTGGGGCCGTTTCTTCCTCTGGCGCGGGCTCAGCCTCAGGGACGGGCGTCGGCGTCTCTGTGGGCGTCTCAGGGGCTTCTGGCGGCGCGTCTGCTACGGGCTCGTCATCGCCCACGATCTGCATGTCTGAGAAATCGGTGGTAATCACGCCCCTGCCTCCGGTTGCTGTTGCGCCTGCTCGGCCGCCTGTGCCTGTTGCGCCATCGCGGCATCCGACGCCTGTTGCTGTTGCGCCATCGCATGATCATGCGCCTGCTGCGCCGTCCTCAGTTCATGGACATGCTCGAGCGCCAGCATCGTCGCATCATGCGCGTGTTGCTGCGTCGCCATGTGGTCCGCATGCCCCGCCTGATGCCCCGCCAATCGCTGCTCTTCTGCCGCATCCACCAGCGTCCGCAACTGCTCCGCAATCAGCTTCGCGCTGTCCATCGACGACTTGAGGTCTTGCACCGCCAACTGGGCCCCAGCCTGGATCTTCGCAATCTCTAGCTTTGTATCGTTGTCGGCCTTGGCCTTCGCCAACATCGCGTCATTCTCGACCTGTTTGGTCTGGATCTGCTCATGCAACTGCTGGGCAAACCCCGTCACATGTTGCAACTGCTGCATCGTCTGGGCGAGCTGGGCCTGTAACATCTCTGGGCTGGGCTGTCCATCCGGCGAGTCCTGCAGTTGAGGCGGGAGCGACTTCTTCAGCCGGTCGCTGATCTGTCGGGCGCCGGGGAAGTCCATGTTCCCGACCCAGAGATCGGCATAGGACGGCACCAACTGGGGCGCAGATTCGGCCAACTGCCCCATCGCTGACGCGCCTTCCTCCCGGCGAGTGGTGAACGACTTCCCAATCGTCACGGCGACGCTGAAGGCACCCCGCGACAGGTCAATATGCCGCACATTCGGCGGCAATTGCCCGAACGGCAAGGTCTGCACGGCTTGGGGCTGGCCGTTCTTCATGACGAACGGGTGATTCAACATCACCTGACCGGACTGGTTGTCCATCCCGATGGTGGCCATGATGCGGCCCGGTTCGTCGTAGATCTTCGGGATGAGGTCTTTGAGGATCTTGCCCTCCAGCAGCATGGAACAGTCCGCGAGGTTGCCGATGTACCCAGACGCCCCCAACTCCTGCTGCTTCTGGAGTGCCAGTACCGCCTTCCCAGACCGCTCTGACGGGTTCAGGTTGCCCAAGGATGGGTCAAAGTACCCCGTAGTCGCCTTGATGTCCCCATCGGCCTCATGCGCCGCTAAGGTGATGGCCTGGATGGCCGGCTCTTCAACATTCCGATGCGGCACCTGAAAAGGCTGCCCGCGTTCATCAAACGTCGCCGCCGGCAGATACGGGAAGTTTCGCGTGTTCTGCTGCCACCACCACGGCTCATAGCCTTCGATCGCCTTCGGGTCGAGGATATAGGGCGCTCGAGTCGCCAGTCCGACGGTTTCGACCTGCGCCGATCGCATGATGTTGTACGACCGCTGCGCGTCCATCGCCGGCCTGACAATCCCCTTCCACCGCCGCTCCCCGTTGATGTTCTCCTCATCCCCCACGACCGGGACAATCGGGATGTACTTCCCCAGCCACCGCTCGGACTTCAACACCTCCACGGCGTTGATCTTCGACCACATCACCTTGCGGGTCTTACCCTTGCCCGTGATGTAGAAGTACTCAGCAATCTGCACCGCCTTCGCGGACTCCGCGCCATCCTCCCCGGCCTGGAACCACTCGCGGTTATTCGCCACGAAGTCCGAGAACGGCTGGTCATCTAACGCTCGAGCCAGGTCCGAGTCCGGGAACTCCGCTTCATACATCGACAGCGGCATCCAGTCGACAATGAACGCATATCGCCCATCGGACCAATCCGGTTCCTGGGCGAACGGATCGAGGTAGACGTTGGACTGGTTCAGAATGCGCTTGTACTGGATCTCGTACTGCTCGCCGGTCTCGTCATAGTCGTAGTGCAGCCGGTACGCCCCGAAGCCCGTCCTGAGCATCCGGCCGTATGCCCACGTCCGGGCGAGATGCGCTCGCGAGTCAGCCTGGATGGCACGCGCGATGTCCTCAAAGACTTCGGCGTCCTCTTCTGACGCGCCTTCACCCTTCGGCGTGAACTCCAGCGACAACTGCGCTTGCCGCATCTGGTTCTCGCCCTGACGCAACGGCTGCAGCAACTTGTCAATCGTCAGGCACGGCCTGGCTGGCTGGGGAGGCAGTGAGCCGAAGGCTTGACCGCCAGCGCGTTGAGCCTTGATGTCATCCGGCCACTGTTCACCAGCCGCGAAGCGGAGATCCTCATACTCCCGACGCCGCTGGTCGGCAAAGGCCGACGCGCAGGCTTTGAAGCGGTCCAGCGCCAGTTCGTGAACGCTCTTATCGGGCATGAGGCTGCGTCACCGGTTGCACCTTGCCGCTCCACACGCTGTCTCGCGCATACTCCGTCCGACATTTCGGGCAAACGTACTGGTCGGTCTGGATGTTGTACAACAGCGGCACGCGCTTCCCGGCCTCCGCACAGGTCGGACAGAAGGCGACCATCAATGCCGCGTCCCATCCGCCCACAGATACGGCTGGGCCTTCAACTCAGCGATGAACCGCTCAGAGAAGTGCATCCACCAATCGACCTGTGCCCGCGCTGTCGCAAATGCCGTGAAGCAGGGTCGGCACAGTTCGCGCTCGTTCTGCCATGTGAACAGCAGCGCGTCACACACGGCGCAGCGCATCAGTAGCCGCCCTTTTGGTGGAGGTACTTGCCCAGGTTCCGGTGTGGATGCGGCATCGCCGGTTCACTGGACGCCGTGGCCGCGTTCTTCGACATCGGGGCCGCAGACGGCTTCGTCATCATCCGGGCCTTGGCGGGCGTCTCCGGCTTCACATGTGCCGGCAGCGCCTTCGTCTTCGTCGCTGCGAAGTCATGCAATTGGCCCAACGTCATCGACGACCGCAGCTTCTGGGCCATCGGGAAGTTCGCGCCGTGCTCCGCGGCGGCGAAGAGATGTTGTTGAGCCTTGGACTTGGATGGCATCACTTCTTCCCCAGACTGCCCAGCGTCCCTATGCCGGGATACTTCGCATGGACCTTCGCCCGGACGCGCGCCTTCTCGCTCGGTGTCCCGAACTGGGACACGCGAGACAGCGCGTTCCGGGCATGGCTGGCATCCTCGATCGGGTACCGCCCACCAGACAGGGCGAAGTTCTTGGCGGGGATGCGCTTCCGAGCCGCAGCGGTCAACTTCGCCATCGTGTCTCCTTACGCCATCCACGCGTGTTCACTGGCCGGCAACTGCGGGAACTCCGGCCGACTATGCGCCTGCGGGGCCTTCTGCGTCAATGCCAGATACCGGAAGGCATCGGCCCCATGACTGCTCCAATCGTGCACTGGCACCGCCTTGAACTCGTTCAGGCGCGTATTGTAGTCCCTCCGGTAGTGCTGGAGCGCTTCCAATCCGGCTCGACAGCGTTCCTCGTCAAACCAGCACCGCGGCAGCAGCATCCGGGCCGCATGGATGCCATCCTCGAGCGGCACCTGCGGCGCAATCTCAAACCGGATGCCCAGGCTGAGCGCCACTTCGAGTCGGGACCGGCCGGAGCCTAACTCCTTGACCTGGATGTCGAACGGGGCGATGTGCCGGCCATACGTATAGCCTTTGGTCCGAAGGACGGCAGCGTAATAGGGTAGGCCCTCCCCAGACGCCTCGTAGAAATCGACCACCCGGACCTGACCGCTGCGGGTGCTCTGCGTGAACCATATAGCTGTCGAGTCACCGACGCCCAAGTCCCAGCAGGTATCGACAGGCAGGATGGGGTCGACTGGGACAACAGCCACTCGTGACTGACTACGCGCTCCCTGAAGTTCCGCCGCGAAGATGGCGCCTTTGACGGCGGCCTCAAACGAGCACTCAAACTCTTGCGCGTACTCATCGGCGGTCATGTCCTTTCTGGCCGCCGCGAGTTCATCCGGCAGGATGTACCCCGTCTGGCTGGCCTTGAACTCGGCATAGAACCATTCGGGATCGCGCTTGGCCTGCTGCACCACGTCGTAGAACTGGTTCTTCCCCGCGGGCGTGCCGAGGAACAGCGCCCAGCCTTGCCGATCTGACAGCGCCGGTCGGATGACTTCCGTGAAGATGCGGGGCGGCTGCAAGCCATACTCATCGAAGACGACCCCGTCGAAGTAGTTGCCGCGGAGCGCATCAGGGTTATCCGCACCGAACAGGCGTACTTGCCCTCCGTTGTGGTAGGTCACGCTGAGCTCGGACACCTTGGCGACGGCTCGAGGCCCGTCTG